AAACGGCCGCGCAGTTCGTGAAGGGCTTCCGGCCGCCAGAATATCTGATCGATGGCATGTTGCAGCGGGGCTACGTCTACAGCCTCACGGCGCGTACCGGGCACGGCAAAACCGCGGTCGGCATGTTCGTCGGCCAGGCTGTCTCGAGAGGCCTTCCGATCGCCGGTCGCGCCGTCGAGCAGGGCGGGGTGCTGTTCCTGGCGGGTGAGAACCCGGATGACGTCCGAGCTCGGTTTCTCGTGCTGGCCGACCACCACGGGTTCGATCCAGCCGACGTGCCCTTCTACTTTATCGCCGGCGTCATCGACATCGCCGAGATGCTGCCGATCATCCGCGAGCAGGCAGCACTGATCCCGGATCTGCGCCTTGTCATCGTCGACACGGCGGCGGCCTACTTCCGAGGCGACGACGGCAACAACAACGCTCAGCAAGGCGCCTACGCCCGGCTGCTGCGCGAGCTGTCGTTCCTGCCTGGCAAGCCGGCCGTCCTGATCCCGTCGCACCCGGTGAAGAACGCTGGCAAGGAGAATCTGACGCCGGTCGGCGGCGGTGCCTTCCTCAACGAGGTGGACGGTAACCTTACTCTCTGGGGCAACGCCGAGAAGCAGACCACCCTGCACTGGCAGGGGAAGTTTCGAGGGCCGGAGTTCGAGCCGATCACTTTCCGGCTCAGGACGGTAACCAGCGACAAGGTCGTGGACGCCAACGGCGTGCTGATGCCGTCGGTGGTCGCCGAGACGGTCACGGAGGCCGAAGCGGAGGTCGCCGAGAGCCGTCAGATGACCGAGACGGTGCGGATGATGTTCGCGATCCGGGACAACCGGAACGCCTCTATCGCCCGGCTGGCGAGCGTCTGCCGGCTCGTCGACGAGGCCGGTCAGCCGCAGAAATCCAAGACATTCCGGATCCTCCGCAAGCTGGTCGAGGACAAGCTCGCCGAGGTGGTTCTGGGCAAATACGAGCTCACGCCGAAGGGTCGGAAGCACATCGGCGTGGACGACGATTAGGGCCGATTTTGCCGTTCCAGCGCCCGTTCCACGGAGAGCGCTTGGAACGGCCCTTGGAACGGTCGTTCCAAGCTTGGAACGATCTGGAACGACCTTGGAACGGTTTTACATAACTCATTCATAAATAACACAAATCACTGGAACGCTGGGTGGAACGCTCGCCCGCAGGGAGAGCGCAGCGTTCCACTTCTCTTTTTTAAAGAACGCGTGCGCGTGGAACGGTCGGGAGACGCGAAAATGGCGACAGGAAAAAAGAAGGCTCAGCTCGTCCACGAGAGCCACGGCGCATTCGCGTCTGGCGAGATCACCCGGACCTGGGCTAACTCGCACGGCACCTACCTCGCCGGCCGCGCCTGCTTGGATGAGGCCGATGCGGTGGCCATCGCGATGGAGCGGAAGTGGGGCTGCGGTCGGCTCCGGCTGCTCGTGCCGATTGAGACCCGGGAGAAGTTCGACCGGCAGCGGTTCCTGCTGAACCAGGCGCTGTGGCACGGCGACCTTGAGGCCGTGCGGCGGGAAAGCGGTCGGATGGTGAAGGCCTGGACGGCGCTGGATCGGCTGGCTGACGCCGCCGGCGCCAAGCCCCTCGACCGGCAGGTGCTGGAGTTCACGCAAGCCGATGGTTCGGTCGTGGCCATCGTGCCCGACAACGCTACGGCGAGCCTCGTGGTGGCCGACGGGCGGCGCGTCGACGTCTACACCGTCGACGAGATCGGGCGGCTGCTGGCGGGCTACCCCGGGCTGGCGACGGTCAAGGCAGCGTTCCCGGGCGCCACGGTGGTTCGGGTTAACAGCGAGGTCGAGGATCCGCTGGAGGCCATCGGCGACACGCAGGATCCGCTCGACGATCCGCTGCCGTGGTGATGTGATCCGTTACAGGACCGCGTTCGCGTCGACGGGGTCATGACCCCGTAACTTGTCCAAGCGACGATAAGCGCGATATCAACGCTCATGGGCACCGTCATCGACATGAGTACCGCTAGGCCATCAGGACCGTGGAAGATCGTCGTCCAGTTCGAGCGTCGAGCTGACGGTGGTCTGCGTGCGTGGTGCGATGCCATTCCGGGATTCGCGCTATCTCACGCCGATGTCGACGCGCTGATCGCTGACATCCAGCCGGCGCTTGAGGTGATTCTGACCCACCAGCTCGGCGAGCGGTATGTCACGACCCCGTTGGAAGACATTCGGGCCGTGCTTGAGGCTGGCGGTGTGGTCGATCCGTCAACGGTTGGGAAGTTTGTGGACCACGCCGACTATCTCGCGCAGCGTGCTGCCTGATCAGTGATCCTCCGGCATCTGCCTCGCCATCAATGGGAAGCCATGCTGCGCGGGGCCGGTTTCCGGCCGCTTGAAGGCAAGACAAAACTCAATACCGCTGAGTGGTGGATTGGCGATCGTGGACCGTTCACGGTGCCTGTCGAGAAGGATGGTACCAGCGATTATTGGCGCATTCAGCGGCTGTGCGACTGGTACTTGATCCGCCAGTTCGATTTGCAGCAGGGCGACGACCCCGAGGGCTGATTCACTTCCGCTCTGCCCCGCGCTATAACCCACTCCGCGCATACCCGACCGTGACCGCGGCGACCCCGAGAGAGGCCGCCGAGGATGAGCAGACGACAGACCGCCCCGCGCCCGATTACGGCCCGCGACGCGGCGATCGATCCCGGGCAGGCTACGGTGGCGTGTCCCTACGAGCCCGGCACGCACATCGCCGCGACCGTGAATCGCCGCGTCGACCTTCTGGCCGTCGAGCGAGGCGCCGGACGCATCACCGAGGCGCAGTTCCTGGTCGGTCGCTTTTGCCAGGCGGTCTGGGAGCGCGGCTCCGGCTCGCGGCTGGGCTCCGGCGGCTGGGCGCAGGGCTCATCCCGGGATCAGACCGTCGCCCACGAGCTGGCGATCCGATACGCGATCGGGGATGCGCGCAAGGTCGATGCGTTCAACCGGGCCGTGGTCGGTGCGATCGGTCTGGCCGGGCTGCAGGTCCTGCGGCGCTTCCTAGTCGAGGCGCACACGTTCCGGAGCTACGTCGGGGCGGACGCCGGCAAGCGACAGGTCGCCGACACCGCGCAGCGGTTCAGGTTTGCGCTGAGCGAGCTCACAGAGGCGCTGCACACGGCGGTGGGACGCCGGCCGCTTCAGGACCGGCATCTGCCGCCAGTGGCCGTATCTGACGATTTGCGGACCGTTCGACGCGTGAGGAGGGGGTGAGATGAGCGAGAGTGTTCTTGACCGTGCGTTGGCTGGGAAAAACGTGAAGGTCCGCCCATTGGCCGAGGCTGTCGGCATGTCGGTCAACGGGTTGCATCTGGCTTGTCGGCGGGGTGACGTGAAGACCATCACGATCGGATCGTCGATCTTCGTCCCCGCCAGCGAGGTTCTGCGGTTGCTCGGCCGAATGCCCGGGTCGGAAGAACCCGCAGGTGCCAATCGTTGGCGGTACTGACTGTGCTTGACGCGACACCCGAGACCGTTCAGATTGCCATCGTCGCGAGACGCACGCCCGGGGCCAGTTGGCTGCCGGGCGTTTGCATGTCCGCTTTGAATTCCAATCAGAGAAATCAATCATGCCCCGCGGCGGCTCCAGGCCGGGCGCTGGCCGTAAGCCGGGCGCCGGAACGCAGAAGACCCGAGAGACCGCTGAGCGCCTTCTGGGCCAAGACGTGACACCGCTCGACTACATGGTCGGCGTCATGCGCGGCGAGCGGCCCTACGAGCCCGAGAAGTTCGAGGCTGCGAAAGCCGCTGCCCCGTACATGCACGCCAGGCTCGCTGCGATCGAGCACAAGGGCGAGGTCTCGGTCCGCAACGTGGCTCGCCTGCCAGAACCCGTCAGGACCGCCGAGGAATGGGCCCAGAAGCGATCGCGGCTCTCGATGCAGTAGAGGGCGTCAACACCGTCTGGTGGCCACAGCCTGGGCCGCAGACCGAGTTGCTGACGTGCCCATGCTTCGAGGTGTTTTTCGGCGGTGCGCGCGGCGGCGGCAAGACGGATGGCATGCTCGGCGAATGGCTGCTGCATGCCGAGACCTACGGGGCTGATGCCAACGGGTTGATGGTCCGGCGCCAGCGAACCGAGCTCGTCGACACGATCCGGCGCTCGCATCGCATCTACGGCCAGCTGACGGGCTGGAAGTGGCATGAGCAGGACAAGACCTGGATCAGCGATCGCGGCGCGCAGCTTCGGTTCGCCTACCTTGAGCGAGACACCGACGCGGAGGCCTACCAGGGCCACAGCTACACCCGCGTCTACGTCGAGGAGCTTGGCAACTTCCGCAGCCCGGACCCGGTGCTCAAGCTGATGGCGACGCTGCGCTCAGGCGCTGGCGTGCCGTGCGGCTTTCGGGCGACGGGCAACCCGGGTGGCCCCGGGCAGGGTTGGGTTCGAGCTCGCTACATCGATGCTGGCCCCTGGGAGGTTCAGAGGCAGCCGTTCCTTAACCCGTTCACCGGCGAGACAATCATCCGTGATCGCGTGTTCATCCCGTCATCGGTGAGCGACAACCGCTATCTCGGCAACGACTACGTCGCCAACCTGATGATGCAGGGCTCCGAGCAGCTGGTGAAGGCCTGGCTCGGCGGCGACTGGTCGGCGATCGAAGGGGCGTTCTTCGACGAGTGGGATTCGGCAAAGCACGTCCTCGAGCCCTTCGCGGTCCCGCACGATTGGCTGCGGTTTCGCTCGATGGACTGGGGATCTGCCAAGCCGTTCTCGGTCGGCTGGTGGGCGGTGGCGGGCGACGATACCCGCGTCGATGGTCACCTCATCCCGCGCGGCGCCCTGGTGCGCTACCGCGAGTGGTACGGTTGCAAGGACGGCCAGCCCAACACCGGCCTCAAGCTGACGGCGGAACAGGTCGCCGAGGGCATTGCGACCCGGGAGATCGGAGACAAGATCGCCTACGGGACGCTTGACCCGGCGGCGTTCGCGCAGGATGGCGGCCCGTCGCTTGCTGAGCGCATGCAGGCGTGGCGTAGCGCCGACGGCAAGCTGAAGGGACCGAGCTTCAACCTGGCCGACAACGCCCGCGTGGCGCGCGCCGGTGCGATGGGCGGCTGGGATCAGATGCGCTCGCGGCTCCGCGGTGACGGCGAGACGCCGATGCTGTTCGTGTTCTCCACCTGCCGCGATTTCGTCCGCACCGTGCCGATGCTGCAGCACGACGCGGCCCGGCCCGAGGATCTGGACACGACGGCCGAGGACCACGTGGCGGACGAGGCCCGGTACGGCTGCATGAGCCGCCCATGGGTCTCCACTGCCCGGGCCCAGCCACCAGGCGCTGGCGACCGCTACGACAAGAACCGGCGCCGCGTGCGCGATCAGCAGACGAGGGGATCGGCGTGGGCGACGTGATGCTGGCCATCCTCTGCTTCTCACCGGTGCTTGTTTTCCTCGCTGGCATCGCGCTCTGCGCTTGGCAGTACGGTTTGCCGTCGCCGTTCGTCGCGCACCCGCTCCCCTCGCCGCCGCGTGACCCGTGGGCGGCCATGCAGCAGCGCCACCCGGAGCGTGAAGCCTTGCAGCAATTTCTTGCTCAGCAGAGCGCCATCGCCGAAGCGCACCGCCGTCAGCGCTGCGCATGGCCCGCCGCGCACTGGATCCGCACCTGATGGTCGCCTCCGCCCGCCCCATGGACGATGACGACGGCGTCTCGCTCAACGACGACGAGCAGGCCGAGCGCGACGCGCGACTGGCCGATGAGATGCTGTTCCGCCGCCTGAAGGCGTGGTTCCGCGCCGATCGCGATGCCTCGGCCAAGTGGCGCCAGGAGGCGCGCGAGGATTACGATTTCGCCGCCGGCCACCAGTGGTCGGAGGAGGACAAGCAGATTCTGCGCGACCAGGGCCGGCCGCCGATCACGTTCAACCGCATCGGCCCCGTGCTCAAGGCCGTGGCCGGCTCGGAGGTGAACACCCGGCAGGACATCCAGTACCTGCCCCGCGAGATCGGCGACGCCAGCCTGAACGAGGTGCTGACCGAAGCTGGCCGCTATCTCGCCGATGAGGCCGAGGCGGAGGACGAGGAATCCGACGCGTTCGTCGACTGCGCCACGTGCGGTCTCGGCTGGATCGAGATGCGCCTGGACTATGAGCGCGACCCTTCCGGCTTCTACACCGAGGATCGGGTCTCGCCGTTCGAGATGTTCTGGGACGCGTCGGCGACCAAGCGCAACCTCTCCGATGCCCGCCGCCTGTGGCGCGCCAAGAGCATGGATCGCCTCGAGGCCGAGGGTCTGTTCCCCGACGTCGACCCGGAAGACCTCGACGCGGCCTGGGCCGAGGATCGTGACAGCGACGAACCGCATCACGAGATCCAGCCCGGCGAGCGCCGGTCCGAGCGCGACATCGGCGGCGACACCGGTGCGAAGACCAAGCGCGTGACCATCGTCGAGTGCCAGTGGTGGGAGCGGGTCAAGGTCGCGCTGGTGATCGACCCGACCACCGGCCAGCCGACGGAGATGGAGCCCGAGCAGGCCAAGGTGCTGGAGCGCCGCGCCGCCGTGCTTGGCATGCCGGTGCAGATCTTCCACCAGATGCGCCGCAAGTACCGTCGCGCGTTCCTGGGTGCCGCGATCCTCGGCACAGTGGACGATGCCCCGGCCGGCGACCGCTTCTCCTACGCGGCCCTGACCGGCGATCGCGACCAGAACAACAACAGCTGGTACGGCATCGTGCGCCCGATGCGCGATCCTCAGCGCTTCGCCAACAAGTGGCTGTCCCAGACCCTCGACATGCTCAACCGCCAGCAGAAGGGCGGGGTGATGTACGAGGCTGGCGCCGTCGAGGATCCGCGCGAGTTCGAGCGGGACTATGCCAAGCCCGGCAGCGTCACCCAGGTGAACGCGGGCGCGCTCACCGGTCAGCGGATCCGGGAGAAGCAGTTGCCCCAGATGCCGTCGGGGCACTGGCAGCTGATGGAATTCGCGATCACGTCGATCCGGGATTCCTCCGGCGTAAACCTCGAGATCCTCGGCCAACAGCAGCAGGCCCAGGCCGGCGTCTTGGAGATGACCCGCAAGCAAGCGGCGATGAACATCCTGGCGACGCTGTTCGACGCGCTGCGCCGCGCGCGCAAGCATATCGGCCAGGTCCGGCTGTACTTCATCCAGAACTACCTCTCGGACGGGCGTCTCGTGCGCATCACCGGCGCGGCGGGGCAGCAGGTCATCCCGCTCCTGCGCGACAAGACCGCGGGCGACTTCGACGTCGTGATTGATGAGGCGCCGTCCTCGCCGAACCAGCAGGCGATCGTCTGGTCGACGTTCGTCCAGGTGCTGCCGGTGATCCGGGATATGATCACCCCCGAGGTGCTGCTGGAAGTGCTGCCCTACTCGCCGTTCCCGGACAGCTTCGTCTCCAAGATGAAGCAGCTGCTGGCGCAGAAGGGCCAGGATCCGGAGGCGCAACAGCAGAAGCAGATGGCGATGCAGGCCACGATGGCGAAGATCGCCGACGTCTCGGCCGGCGCGGACCTTAAGCAGGCCAAGGCCGACCACGAGCGCGCGCTGGCGAATTACGACCACGTCGACACCGTGGGCCGCGTCGCCGACATCGTCGCCGGCCCGCACCGCCACGATCCGCCGCAGCAGGCCCAAGGCCATCAGCAGCGCCACGGCGAGCCTGCGCCGTCTCCGATGGGCGGCCCGGTCGGGTTCTCGCCCGCCGGCATGCCTGCCGCGCAGCAGATCATGGCGCCGCTGGCCCCGCCCGCGCTCCTGCCGCCGCCGGCCGTCTCCGGCTTCTAGATCCGCCTCAACCTGTGTGAGCCGGCCTCCGCGCGCCCGCGCGGGGGAACGCAGACCTGTGTCCAACGAAGGAAACCGCCATGCGCATGATTGAATTCCGCGTCCCGTCCGTCCACCCGGGCCAGACCACTGACGAGGCTGTGTTCGTCGATCCCAAGCACGTCATCCACGCGACCTCGACCCAGGAGGATCCGCCCGCGATGAAGCTGACGCTGTCCACCGGCAAGGAAGTGGACGTCGCCGGCACCGTCAAGGAGGTGATGCGCGCCCTGGGCGGCTCGACCAAGCTCGCCAAGGTCAAGGATCCCGAGCCGACCGACGGCGCGCTGCTCGACGGCGTGAAGTCCGAGGAGGATCTGGCCCGCGACGCCAAGATCGAGGAGCACGCGCGCGGCGACTATGAGCCCGGCCGCCCGGCCGACAACGGCGAGGGTCGCGAGCGTCGGGTGCCCACCGGTGACGGCTACAAGCCCGAGGCCGCGGAGGAGAAGCCGACCAAGGAGCGCGAGGGCGTGAAGGTCCGCCGCTGATCCGCATCCGCTGACGGCCGGCCGGGATCGCCCCGGCCGCGCCTCGCGTGAACCCTGAGGGAACCCATGAACGACTTCGCCACCACCTCCGACGAGACCTTTTCCGCCGACGAGCAGGCCGCGTTCGACGCCATGCGCGCCGGCAGCCCGCCGCCCGCCGAGACGGCGCCCGAGCCCGCGCCGCGCCCCGAGCCGACAGCCAGGACTCCCGAGAACCAGCCCGAGCCGAAGGCCGAGCCGGAGACCGAAGAGCCGGAGACCGGCGAGGATGAGGGTCCCGAGGGCGAAGCGGAGGGCAACAAGGGGCAGTACGTCCGCCGCGAGGCGCTGCGCCAGGAGCGCGAGCGTCGGAAGGGCCTGCAGAAGGAGTTGGCCGAGGCGCGTGAGGCCCGGGCCCGTCTCGACGAGCGCCTGCGCATCTTCTCCGAGGCCTCGCAGCGCGCGGCGCCCAAGCCCGCCGAGCCCCAGGCCGAGCCCGAGAAGGTGCCGAACCCGGAGGAAGACATCTTCGGCTATGCTCGACACCTGCAGGCCAAGCTGGACAAGCTGGAAGGCGGCCTGAGCCAGCGTGACGAGCAGGCCCGGCAGCGCGAGGCCGGCGAGGCGGTCCTGTCGAGCTACAAGCAGGACGCGCAGCGCTTCGCCCAGGCCGAACCGTCATTCCCGGAGGCTTACAACCACCTGTACCGCTCCCGCGCTCAGGAGCTGCAGTACGCGGGCATGACCAACCCGCAGGAGATCATGCAGGCGATCGCCCGTGACGAGTTCGAGATCGCGCAGCAGGCCATCCGGGATGGTGTCTCGCCGGCGCAGCGCATCTACGAGATCGCCAAGGCGCGCGGATTCGCCCCGAAGGCGCCCGAGCCGACCCTAGAGCCCAAGCCTGTCGCCGAGACCGCGGCCGAGAAGGCGACGCGCGCGCAGGCCGGCCAGAACGGGCCCGGCCGGTCGCTCTCCAGCGTCGGCGGCAAGCCGGCCGGCTCGATGCCGACTGTCGAGGAACTGGCGAACATGTCCGAAGAGGACTTCAACCGGTTCGCGAAGACCAACCCCGGCGCGGTCACCGCGCTGATGGGCGGCTGATCACTCCCAGGTCGGGATCCTGACCATGCGCATGCGGACTGCCTTGGCGCCGGCCCTTTTGGCGCTTCTCCTGATGGCCGCCGCGCCGATGGAGACGAACCAGCTGGTCGATGGGCCGCGCCTGACGTTCAGGTGATCCCGGCATGGTCTGGCCAGCAATACGTCGGTGGGGGCGTCACCGCGCAGAGCCTGTCAGGGGCTACCGTGCAGGGCATGATCTCGCGCGCCACGCTGCTGTTGAGCGCTGGACCGTTCCAGGTCGCTCCGGCCGGCACCAACCTGACCGTCCGCATCATCTGCAACTGATCCGAGGGGATTCATGACCGAAGCCGAGAAGATGCGCGCGGGCTTCGCGCAACTCGTGCAGGCCTGCGACGCGCTGAAAAGCGTCGTCGACCGGTCCGAGCTCGACCCAATGACGCTGAAGGGCATCAAGGTCATGGGCCAGCGCCGCGACGCGACCCTGGATCCCGAATTGGCCAAGCAGGTGTTCCACGCGGTGCTGAATACGCTGCGCGAGGCCTGCGATCAGGGTTCCAAGATGGGCCTGCCCATCGTCGAGGAGGTGCGCCGCTCCTCCATCATTATCCCGAGCCAGGAGTTTCGCCCATGAGGCGTCCGACCATGAAATCCCTGCAGTCCGAGGCGCCCGTGCTGTCGCTGCCCGAGCTGATCGACCAACTGCAGCAGGCCGCGATCGACCTCGGCACGCACCGGGTGCGCGGCAACGACTACAGCAAGGCGGTCGCCGCCGCGGCGATGACCAAGGCGCGGGTCGCCGTTGATGTCGCGATCAGTGAGCAGGCAGCCGCGCCGCTGCTGGCCGAACTGGGCGCGTCTCTGCCGGAGCATGCCGATGTCTGACGCGCACGAGATCCTGACGGCCGAGTATGAGGCGCTGGTGGAATTCTTCCCGCCTGCCCCAGACCTTGGGTCCGTAGGCTGCCTCGAAACAGCGATCGGCCACATTCTGCGCCGCCTCGGCCCGCCGAGCCTCACCGAGGCGTCCGAGATCGAGCGCCGCGAGGCCATCGCCGCCGAATGATCGAGGCGTGGTTCATCGACTATCTGATGCGGGACGGTACGCGCTGTCTCGGTCGGGTGGCCGGGGACCGCGCGGAGGCGGTGCGCACCGGTGGCCATGTCGCCGGCACGTTCGGGCATCGGCCGCTGTTCCGGTGGCGGGTGCGTGCTAGGTTGATGGCCGACCTCGGAGAGCTTCCCCGTGACGGTTTGGGTTCTGATCATCGCCACCAGCCTCAGTGCGGGGCAGCCCGAGCTTGAGGCCCTGATCGGCTCGGAAGCCTTCGCGACACGGGATCTGTGCGAGACCAAGCTTCGGCACATCGAGGCGACCATCGGCGTGAACCAGGATTTGGGCCCGCACCGTCCCACCTGCCGGATGCTCGCCCTGCGATCGGCTGCGCACGATTAGGTCAGCACTATTGACCTGTCACCCGAACCACGGCAAAACACCATTGTCGGCAGCGTTGCGCTTCGGCGCCGCAACCGACCTCGGGTGGGCATCCCGCTAACAGCCCCGCACCGCCGCGTCAGAGCAGTTCGGCCGCGCTCCGTCATCAGCGCCCGTCACGCCGTCCCCAGCGGTCATCAGGGGCCAGGCTTCGTCTGCCGCGGACGTCACTCGCGCGCGACCCGAGCCTCCCCATTCCCCTGATCCGAAGGAAGCCACGCGATGGCTATCACCACCTATGCGCTGAACGACGCGCTGGCGGTCAAGCTCTGGGCGAAGGAACTCGCCCGAGAGGCCACCAAGGCGCTCGACATCGCCCCCCTGTTCGGCACCTCCGCCAAGTCCGTGATCCAGGTCAAGACCGAGACCCAGAAGGGCTACGGCGACAAGGTCACGTTCGGCCTGCGCATGCAGCTGTCCGGTCCGGGCTTCACCTCCTCCGACCGCGCCGAGGGCAACGGCGAGCAGCTGTCGACCAACTCCGACGCCGTCACCATCGACGAGCTCGGCAACGTGGTCGGTGTCCGCTCGCAGTACACGATCGACGCGCAGCGCGTGCCGTTCGATCTGCGTGCTGAGGCCAAGGACGGCCTCGCCGACTGGTTCCAGCTGCGCCAGTCCGTGACCTTCTTCAACCACGTCTGCGGCTTCACCGCTGCCAACGTGACCCAGGCCGATGGCTCGGGCGGGATGAAGTTCACCGGCAACAACACGGTGACCGCGCCGACCCGCGTCATCCGCCCGAACGCCCGCGCCAACGACGCGGCGCTCACCAGCACCGACATCCTCACCCTGTCGCAGATCGATGCGGCGGTCGAAGTCGCCAAGACCGGCGGCTCCGCTGGCTACATCAAGATGCGCCCGGTCTCGGTGGAGGGCCAGGACGCGATCATGGATGACATGTGGGTCATGTACCTGCATCCGACCCAGGTCACGCAGCTGCGCACCAACACCAACGCCGGCCAGTGGTTCGACATCCAGAAGGCGGCGCTCCAGGGTGGCCAGATCACCAAGAACGCCATCTTCAACGGCTCGATCGGCGTCTACAACCGCGTGATCCTGCGGGAATCCCAGCAGGTGACCATGGGCGTCGCTGCCGACGGCATCACCATCCTCCCCAACGTCCGCCGGGCCGTGCTGCTCGGTGCCCAGGCCGCCACTGCGGCCTTCGGCAAGGGCGGCGCCGCGGATCGCTACCGCTGGAACGAGGAGATGTACGACCACAAGCGCGAGCTCGAGGTCTCCGCCTGGGCGATCTGGGGACTGAAGAAGACGACCTTCAACGGTCTCGACTTCGCGTCGATCGTCATCCCGACCTACGCGGTCAACGCGGCCTGATCGGTCTGAACCCGCCTGCGGCCGGCTGATCCCGTGCCGCGGGCCCGTCTCCTCATCTCCGAGAGGGTCACGCGATGACCACCAACGTCACCCCGACCAAGCCCCCGGTTCGCTCGACGCTGCATGGGCAGCCGGGCGAGGTCCGGGCCACCGCCAACTTCAACGACCAGGGCATCCTCACCGGCGTGCCGATGAAGAACGCCATCCCGGCGAACTCCATCATCACCAACACGATCATCATCGTGAAGACGCCGATGTCCGGCGGCACCCTCGTGGTCGGCTCGACCCCGGGCGGCAACGATCTGGTCGCTGCCGCGGATTCGGCCGCCACCACCGGCGGTGTGAAGCGCCCCGACACGGCTACCGCGCTCGGTAAGCTCGCTGCCGACACAGTGCCCTACGTGACCATGACCGGCGCCCCGACCGCCGGCCAGGTCGAAGTCATCTTCTTCTTCGTGTCGCCGCGTCCCTGATGGACGTCACGATGTGGGCGGCTTGCGCCGTCCGCGCGGTGGAGCTCGATGCCCCGCCAGCGCCCGCTTCGGTCCCCCTCCCGGAGCGGGCGCTTCTGCGTGAGCAGAGGGCCACGCCTGTGAAGCGCTTACGGGTCCGACTGAAGGAGAGCGCTCGATGAGCACTCAGACGCCGGTCCTGACTGGCCCAGGCATCCAGAATTTGCCGACCGTGCTGGGCGAGCTTTCGGCGAACGACGCTGATTTCAACAACCGAATTGCGATCACGGAGGCCAAGGCTGATGCGGCGGTTGGGGTGACGAGTCAGCTTGGCACAGCTGCCCTAGCCGACATCGGCACAACGCCCGGCACGGTCGCCGACGGCAGTTCGCTCGCCACGACGCAGACCCTGGTCGCGCAGATACAAGCATCGAAGGCTCAGCTTGGCCACACCGCTATCAACGACGCGAACTATCAGGTAGTGGCCTCCGATGTGGATGTGGCCTTCACCGTATTGACCGCATCGCGCGTCGTGAAGCTCTGCGACGTCGACACGTATCCCCTGGGCCAGGATCTCGTCATCGGCGACGAGAGCGGGGCGTGCTCAAGCACCAAGACGATCACGATCGTCGTAGGCGACGGCACGAGCGACACGATCCCCCAGCAGAGCGACGGCACGATCGTCCTCGGGTACGCCTTCGCATCCGTCCGCCTTCGCCGCGGGACCGCCAACATCTGGAAGATCGTCTGATGCGCGTGAACCGCTTCCTCGCCGTTGCCGCAGCGCTGTTCATCGCCGTCCTGCCGGCGCGCGCCGATCAAATCCTCGGTCCTGGCCGGATCACGGGCGCCAACAAAGTGGTGCTACCCGGCGGCCCGACGCTGGGGCTATGGCAGGGCGGCAAGTTCACCTCGCAGCCGGATGCCATTCAGATTCAAAGCGGTGGCATCACCTGCGCCCCCAGCGCGACCTGTGACGTGTCGGGGACGAGCGTGACGCAGCCTGGCCTCGTCGCGCGATCCTTGGTCAACAAGCTGTCCGAGCGTCCCAGCGTGCAGGACGCGGGCGCGATCTGCGACGGCACGACGGATGCCGGCCCGACCATTAACGCTATT